CCATGCACCGTAAACATCAAAACCTTTCATCTTACAATAGCCAAGAATAACCCAAATCATGTCCATACATGCATCGAGTTGTTCAACATCATCATTCTTTTTCAGTCCATCTTGAAATTCCCAAAACTCTTCTTTGATGAGATTTCGATAAAGACTAATATTTTCAGGTGATGTTTTTTGATCACAAGCTTCGATAAAGGTATGAACATCCGCATAAAAATCAGTTTCAATTTTTTTCAAAACAATCACTCCATCTTTTTCTGAAATATCAAGTTTGGTTCCTTCAAACCATTTCATCTCTTCACATAGATCATCTGGTAGTTGTAGGATAGCAGAACCATCATCGAGAAGTTCAACGACTTCTCCAGTGTAAGTTTTAGCTTTCAATTGCAACTCTCTTCCATTCATCATTTACTTTAACCCAAAGGCGATTATCTTTACCAACGGAAAGACCAACTTTATTCATATCTCCTGGTGATGTAGTGCTAATACCGATATCTCCAAAACTCGATATTCTCATTCTTTCCTTACCATCTGTATGAAATGATAGATTCTCTTCTTTTTTTGTTCCATTATTTGCATGAATTTCCAGTAGTCTATCTGTTTCCGGTGCTAAATGATCAATATTTTCTTTTACAGTAGGTGGCGCTTCAACAACTTTAGTTTCATGATAGTGTTTTTCAACAACCATCTTGCCTGCTGCTACACCACCAACAATAGTGCCAAAAATTCCAGCACCTCTTAAAAATCCTCTTCGTGTATTCATACTCATGTTTTATTCACCTCTATTTTACATTTTTTTAGGAATTCAATACCGTCATCACTTCGATATGTATTGCGATAATAAACAGATTTGATTCCACTCTGATATATAAGTTTAGCACAATCTAGACATGGAGAATGCGTAATAAACATAGTAGCTCCATCACCCGATTCTGTGGATTTGGCTAACTTAGCGATTGCATTTGTTTCAGCATGAAGTACCTCTGGTTTGGTTTTCAATACGGTTCTATGTATGGCGCCCTCATATCCTGAATATGATTCCACTATTTCATCTTCACAGTTATTATCCCAACCAGAGGGCATTCCATTGTAGCCAATCGAAATGATGCGATCATCTTTTACAACAATCGCACCAACATGAAGACGCCGAGCAGATGACAATTCAGCAAAAGTCTCAGCGACCTTCATGTATGCATTAACAAACTTTTCTTTCACAGTGCCTCAAACTCATCTTTACCAACACCACACTCTGGGCAAAGCCAGTCCTCAGGTAGTTGTTCAAAAGGAACATCACTGTGTTCTTCATGAACATAACCACATACTACACAAATATGTTCTGGTATCATAGAGCCTCCAATACTTTTTTGTATGCACTCGCATGACGTTCTTCCACTTTCTTCAAAGCAGAGAAACGTTTTTGTGCGATTTCTAGAACCATCTTAAAGTGTTTAGCATGATCTTGTGATTCCCTACCTTGCTGTCTTGCTTCAAGCATAGCCTGTTCATCACCTTCGCGTTCAGCTTCTTCTTCCATCTGAGGATACATCTCTGTATACTCATAGGTTTCACCGTCGATTGCCATTCGAAGACATGTTTCGGTATTGGGTTTACCAATCAAAAGTTGCAGATGACCCCATGCATGTTTGATTTCTTGATTAGCCGTTTCTTCGAAGTGTCTTGCGACATCTTCATATCCTTCCTCGCGAGCAATCTTAGCAAAATATCGATACTTGATATGTGCCATCGATTCACCAGCAAGTGCCTTTTCTAGGTTTCTTAAAGTTGACATTATTTTCCTTTAAATATCTGTAAATAGTAGTTCAAATTCATCCGCACGTTCTTCGTACAAAATATAGCCACGAGGATTACACAAAATGCGAGTTTCACCAACCATATAATCAAATACATCATGGGTGTGACCGTGCGTCCACAGTTTAATTTGTGGATGATCAAGAATGAACTCCGACAAGTCCGAAGAGTATGCACCATTCGTAAGATGGTCGCCATGATAGCGAGGCTTCACGGATTGCTTGGATGGTGCATGATGCCCAACAACTACGAACTTAGATTCAGATTTAGCATCAATGACACTCTTGATATAGTGCATTGTATTCACATGTTCATTATACACAAACATTGGAGTAAGTTTTTCTCGATCTTCAATCGATCCACTATTACGAATAATACGAAAATCGTTCATCAATCGACTAACATGCCATAATGTATTTGGATCATTTTTGTTCATGTCGGTCCAAAGAGTAGCACCAATGAAAGTGTATCCACCAATCTCAACCGTCTGTTTTTCTAGAAGATGAATATTTTTAAATTCTTCTAGGTGATCACGAAGAAGATTTTCGGTCAGTGTATAATCGCCATTGTAATGTTCATGATTTCCCATGATATAAATCACATTTGGAAATTTCTCTGAGCAAGTACGAAAAAATTCCTTGTCCGTAGGATGGAAGTTGTTAGCGACACAAATATCACCGGACAGAATGAGAACTTCCGCATTCTCAGTATTGTCGAATAGAGTTGTGCCGAATTCCAGGTGTACATCGGATGCGAGTGCGATTTTCATAATATTTTTACTCCTTTCCACACAATATAGCATGGAAAGGAGTCCCTGTCAAGAGTTATTCTTGTAGAAGTTTAGATTGTTGTTTTCCTGCAACAATAGGAATACGCTTTGGAAGCTCTTCCTCTGGAATTACATTCTCCAGTTCAACCGTCAAAATTCCATCAGCCAAAGCCGCTCCATTCACGCGGACCGTCTCTGCAACTTGAAAGCTTTTCTTGAAAGATCGATTGGCAATGCCTCTGTACAGATAAGAATGATTATCATTTTTATCCTCTTTCTTTCCAGTAACAGTCAAAGTGCCCTTGACGATTTCTACCTGAATTTCATCCAGTGAAAATCCTGCTACAGCCAATTCGACAAGATACTTATTCTTGGCGGTAGCGTGTCTTAGGATATTGTGTGGAGGAAAGATTTGCTTTTCTGTTGACACTCTCTCCAGAGCATCAAAGATACGGTCAAAACCTACCGTTGAGGGAAAATAAGGTGTAAAGTTAGTTAGAGTCATAGTTTTCTCCTTGTTTAAGCGAGTTAAAGGTTGCCACCTCGAAAGCGTGGCAGGCAGTTTTATCTAGGATGCCCAGCCTAGATCCCATCCCGTGGACAAATCTATTTATGCATCGGTTTAAAAGCCGATTCGTTCACCCAGTATTTTCTACCAGGATCACTCTCTTTAAACACCAGAATGAATGTCATGTCTCCTTCAATTCTCTTTAGAGCCTTCTTATCGGTGAACACTTCTTCATTCGTATAGATGTTCTTGAGTTTCAAGAAAGGTTGTCTTACATGATTCATTTTAGTTCTGGCTTTTCTTTCCTATGTTATATTTACTTACAAGTTCCCAATCATCTTTTTCTTTATAAGAAATAATTTTAATTTGATGAATTGGTGCAATTCTATCTTCAATAATGGAACGATTAACTATCTCAACTAGATCCCACTCTTCCAATAGTTTTGCTATAGCATTCCGTCTTTCAATATCATTCTCAGTTATATTAGCAGGTTTTCCATCTAATGCAAACAATTCTTTAAAATGAACAATATAATATTGTCCTTTCTTATGAAGAATGTGGCATGATTGATATAGGATTTTTTCTTTTCTAGACGAAACGCCTATTCGCGTCAATGTCTCTTTGACTTTCAAAAAATCATCTTGTTGTCTCAGCTTCACCTCTACAAATGTCGTTAAATCTACCATATTATTTCTCCATTCCGCCAGGATTTACTTTTTCTTTTAATTGTTGGAGTTGTTCTTCACTAAGCAGACGGAGGACTTCATGTGCTTTAGCTGTTGAAAGACCATAGTAGGTCTTAATACATGCTATATCTTCACTTTTTTCAGCCTTTACCCACTTATTGAAAGGTCTTTTTCTGGACCTTATGGTATTTAGTAAATAATCATTTTGAAGTTTTTTATCTAAAAAATGTCTGCGATTCATCTCATTCGCAAACAATACACAATCTCTATGATAAGAAAGTGCTTTGTTTGTTAGAAATGGTTCATATGACTTTTCAGACATATCATCAACAACAAGTTGTTTTTTTCCTTGTAAAATCTCATTTACATAATCGAATGGACTCATTTGAATTCTACGCTTACCATCAATTCAGTTAGACAAGCCACAAGATTGATCTCAGCATCAGCAACAAACGCCTGCTTATATTGATAATCAGCAAGAATAATTACTGCTTGAGGAATACTTTGTGGCTGTAGAATCTCATATAGATTATCATAAATCTTACGGAATAGAGTTGTCGGATCAACATCATTCATCGCAACCCATTTACGAATCGAACCAAAATCTTTATCTTTGATATATTTAATAATTTCTTGAATCGAAACATCACCTACCTGCGACAGAATTCCTGTATCAATTTTTCCAAACTTGGAATATCGTTGAAGTTCATTGATGGTTCTACGAAAATCAGGAAAATGTTTCTTGACAACTTCGGCGATGACTTTACTATCGAATTCGACATTCTCTTGATTCAGAATATTGGTGATTCGTTTGAAAAACAAACCAGCCATCTGAACCTTCTCTTCATTGCGAAGAGTGAAATCTACAACAGAACACCTCGAATGAAGTGGATCGATGATTCGATTCTTGAAATTACAAGTGAAGATGAAGGAGCAATTCTCAGCAAACTCTTCCATAGCATTGCGAAGTGCTGGCTGTGTCGAATTGGGATTTAGATAATCCGCTTCATCGATAATGATGACTTTGCGACCACCTGTGAAAGAGATAGTCGAAGCAAAGTTTTTAATCTTGGTACGAAATACATCGATACCAGACTCATCAGAACCATTAATGATGATGTAATCAGCATTGATTTCATTACACATGGCTTTAGCAATGGTTGTCTTACCGACACCTGCACCACCACTTAAAAGTAAATGTGGAAT